CCGCGAGGCTGTGCTGTGGGAACGGCTGTGGCGGATGCCGCAGGCGTTGATGTGGGAGCGCTACGGCCAGGACTTCGAGGTGGCGCTGTACGTTCGCCGACTTGCCGAGGCGGAGAAGCCGGACTCGGCTGTCGTTTTGTCGACGCTGGTCCGGCAGATAGCCGACTCGCTGGGGCTGACGACGCCCGGAATGCGCAGCAACCGGTGGCGCATCGACCGGCCCAGTGCAGAGGACGAGGCGCCGACGGGATCCGGAGCGGTTCCGGCTGTTGCGCCGACCTCGGCGCGTGCCCGATTGAGGGCGGTGGCCGGTGGTAGCGGCTGACGACGGCACCTGGAAACTCGACTTTCCGACGCTGTTCGTCGTCCCCGACTGGATCACCCGGCACTGCAAGCTGCAGTCGGTCGGCGGCATCGACCCGGAACCGCAGCCGTTCGAGATGTACGACTGGCAGCTGCGCATCACGGCCAACCTCTATCGGGTCCGGCCGGAAGCGCGGCTGGGGCAGCTGTCCACCGCGTTCAACTACCGCCGTGCGCAGGCGGTAGCCCCACAGAAGTCCGGCAAGGGGCCCTGGGCGGCGAGCATCGTGGCCGCCGAGGGCGTCGGCCCGGTCCTCTTCAACGGGTGGGCGCGCGGCGGCGAGCGCTACCGCTGCACGGACTACCGCTGCGGCTGCGGCTGGGTGTACGAGTACGAGCCGGGCGAGCCGATGGGCCGGCCGTGGAACAAGCCGCTGATTCAGATCACGGCGACTTCCGAGGATCAGACGGACAACACGTACCGTCCGCTTCAGGAGATGATCCGCAACGGGCCATTGGCCGAGATCATGCGGGTGGGTGAGCAGTTCATCCGCCTGCCGAACGATGGCCGGATTGATGTTGTCACGTCGTCGGCCCAGTCCCGCCTGGGTAACCCGATCACGTTCGCACCGCAGGACGAGACCGGCATCTGGACTGACGGGAACGGCATGACGAAGGTCGCGACCACGCAGCGCCGCGGTCTGGCCGGTATGTCGGGGCGCTCGCTGGAGCAGACGAACGCCTGGGACCCCACGGAGAACTCCGTCGCCCAGAAGACGGCAGAGACGAAGGTCAAGGACGTCTATCGGTACCATCGGTTGCCGCCCAGGGATCTGGACTACGCCAAGAAGATCGAGCGGCGGAAGATCCATGCTGCGGTCTACCAGGGCAGCCATCACATCGACCTCGACTCCATCGAGGGCGAGGCCTCCGAGCTGATGGAGAAGGAGCCGGCAGAGGCGGAACGCTTCTACGGCAACAGGATCACTGCCGGTATGGGCACCTGGCTGCAGCAGGACCGCTGGGATGCCCGCATCGCCCTGGAGGAGGTGCCGGACGGGGCGGCCCTTGCCCTGGGTTTCGACGGTAGCGACGTGGACGACTGGACCGGCATCCGTGCGGAAACTCTGGACGGCTACCAGTTCACCCCGACCTACGGCCCTGACAACAGGCCGTGCATCTGGGACCCGGAGGACTGGGAGGGCCAGGTGCCGCGGCTTGAGGTCGACGCCGCGGTGGATGAACTGATGGGCCGCTTCAACGTGGTCCGCATGTACGGCGACCCGCCGTATTGGACCAGCGAGATGGCGGCCTGGCAGGCCCGTTACGGCGAGAAGCGCGTCACCGAGTGGCAGACCTACCGGGTCGCGCAGATGCACGCAGCTTGCGAGCAACTGCTGACGGACGTCACGAAGAAGGACACGACGTTTCGACACGACGGCTGCGACACCACGTCTATCCACGTCCGCAACGCCCGCAAGGCCGCCCGGCCGGCAAAGCGTTACGTCCTGCGCAAGGCGACACACATTCAGAAGATCGACCTCGCCGTCGTCTCGGTACTCGCCCATGAGGCGGCGTGCGATGCGATAGCCGCCGGTGAAGCCCGGACCAAGAAGCGCAGGGCGCGCGGATTCTGAGAGGGGGCCGGATGCCTCAGCCTGCTGCAGTCCAGTCCCCGGAGTGGTGGCGGGATCGCTTGTACAACGCGCTGTGCGAGCGGTCGGAGGAGACGAGGATCTTCGACGACTACTACGAGTGTGAGCATCCTCTTCCCCACCTGCATGAGAGGGCCCGGGAGCCGTTCCGGCGGCTACTGAAGATGTCGCGGGCCAACTACTGCGAGTTGGTGGTGGACGCCTTCGTGGGCCGCCTGGAGGTTGCCGGTTTCCAGTCGGACGTCGCAGGGGATGCGGACCAGGCGGCGTGGGAGTTGTGGCAGGACAACAACTTGGATGGCGGCTCATCGCTGGCGTTCCTGGAGGCGGCACTCCGCGGTAACTCCTACATGCTGGTGTCGCCGCCAGGGGGCCGCCGGACGGGCTTCCGGATTACTCCAGAGCATCCGACGCAGGTCATCACGGAGGGCAAGCCGGGGGAGCCTGGCGAGATGGCTGCGGCGCTGAAGCTGTGGATCGATGACTGGACGTCGAAGCTCTGCTGCACCGTGTATCTCCCGGATCGGATCTACAAGTTCGAAGCGCCTGAGCCGAAGTACGGGCAGGGGCACCAGAAGCCCCAGTGGGTGCGCCGCGAGGTGGCGGGCGAGGAGTGGGGCGGCAAGAACGTCCTCGGTGAGGTGCCGTTCGGCGAGTTGGCGAACCGACCGCGGATGCTGAAACCGGGCGCCTCCGAGTTGCGGGCCGTGACGGACGTTCAGGACCGGATCAATAAGACGATCGCGGACCGGATGATGACCCAGGAGGCCGCGGCGTTTCCCCAGAAGTGGGGGACTGGGATGGAGATTCCAGTCGACGAGAACGGCCAGGAGATCGAGCCCTTCGATATCGCCGTCAATAAGATCCTTCTGGCTGAGGGCGAAGGCGCGAAGTTTGGTCAGTTCCAGGCCGCCGACCTGACTGGCTACCTGAAAGCCAAGGAAGAGGACGTGCGCGACATCGCCGCGATCACGTCCACTCCTCCGCACTACCTGCTCGGCAGCCTGATCAATCTGTCGGCGGAAGCCCTCAAGGCCGCAGAAGCGGGCTTGATCCACAAGGTGTATCAGCGCCGCCGGTTCCTGGAGGAGGGCCTGGAGCGCACGATGCGGCTGGCAGGCTTCGCCTCCTCGCAGGCCCGCATCGTGTGGAAGTCCCCGGAGTGGCGGACCGAGGGCGAACTCGTTGACGCGCTGGTGAAGATGGGCACGCTCGGGGTGCCGCGCGAGGTGCTGTGGGAGCGCTGGGGTGCCACACCGCAGGAGATCGAGCGGTGGCGGCAACTGAACGAGGACAGTCTCGACCGGGCGATGGCGGGCGATCTAGCCGCCGAGTACGGGCCGAAGCCGACCGAGCCTGCCCCTGCGCCTGTCGGGGAGTGAGTGGTGGCGCTGACTGCCCGGCAGATCGGGCTGCGCTACTACCGGCGGCAGCAGCGTCTCGCCCGGCTCGCCGCGAACCAGGTACAGACGCTGTGGCGGCTGCTGGACACCTCCGACCTGACGACATCGTGGAACGCCCGGGTCGGCCCACGGATTGTCCAGGCGGTCACCTCCGGCCAGTTGGCTTCGGCGGCGATAGCCGACGACTACGTGGATGCCGTGGTGGATGCGGAGGGCGCGGACCCGGAGCGGGTCGGCCGGGTGCGGCCCGAAGCGTTCGCCGGCGCTGCCGCGGATGGCCGGTCGCTTGCGTCGCTGATGTACCTGTCGGTGATCACGTCGAAGGAACGGATCGGGCGCGGCGCGGCCGTGGACGATGCCCTGATGGCCGGGCTGCGGCAGGCGCTGCGCCTGTCGTCATCGGAGGTTACGCAGGCTGGCCGCGCGGCGGTCGGCGCGTCGATGGCGGGCAAGCGGACCATCCAGGGCTACGTGCGGGTAGTGCAGCCGCCAGCCTGCGCCAGGTGCGTCATCTTGGCGGGCAAGGAATACGGGTGGAACCGCGGCTTTCAGCGGCACCCTCACTGCGACTGTGTCCATTTGCCAACGACGCTGATCGCCCGCAACCAGCACCGCGACCGGGGCGGCTTCATCGACCCGAACGCCTACTTCAACGGCTTGTCCCGTGCTGAGCAGGACCGCGTCTTCACTATGGCGGGCGCTCGCGCGATCCGTGAGGGCGGCGACATGGCGCAGATCGTCAACGCGCGCCGCGGAATGTACACGACGACGGCCTACGGGCGGACGCTCCGGGCGACCCGCGAGGGCGCGACGACGCGCGGCTACTTCTACCGGCAGGAACGGGCGCGGGACATTGCCCGCGGCCGGGTGCCCGCCAATATCGGCCGTTCGTACCAGTTGACCAGCCCGCGCCTGCTGCCAGAGCAGATCTTCGAGCTTGCCGAAAGCCGCGACGAGGCGATTGCCATGTTGCGGCGCTTCGGCTATCTGACCTGACCGCGCGCAATGCGCGGCCTGATCCCGCAACGGGAGTGTTCCGCATGTCCGAAACCGCAACCGAACCCACCGCACCCGAGGGCGGCCAGCCCGCCGAGTCGGGCAGTCCGGCCGAGCCTGCTGGTGATGCCCCCCTGGGCCCCGCTGGAGAGAAGGCTCTCGCCGAGTGGAAGCAGCGCGCCCGGGCGGCCGAGAAGGAGAGCCGCTCGCACGCCGCCCGCCTGCAGGAACTTGAGGACCGCGACAAGTCCGAAGTCCAGAAGGCCAGCGAGCGGGCCGCCGCCGCCGATCAGCGCGCTGCCGCAATGGCGCAGCGCGCCGCCAAGGCCGAGGTCCGGGCCCTCGCCGCATCCACCTTCGCCGACCCGTCCGACGCTGCTGCCTTCGTCGACCTGGCGGACTTCGTCGACGACGCAGGCGACATCGACAGCAAGGGGATCGAGAAGGCCCTCGCGGACCTGCTGAAGCGCAAGCCGCACCTCGGCAAGGAAGCCGCCCCGCCCTCGTTCGACGGCGGAGCCCGCACGACTGCGGGCGCACCGACCGACATGAACGCCCTGATCCGCAGCAAGGCGGGCCTCGGCTGATCCATCTCCGGCACGGCAAGGTCCGGCCGGCTGACCAGAAATGAGGAGGCCGGACCATGGCCTACACCAATCTCACCTCGCGGACGGACGCTGCGGCGCTCATCCCGGAAGAGGTCTCCAAGGAGATGCTCGGCAAGGCGCTCGAGCAGTCCGCCACGCTGAGTCTGTTCCGCCGCGTGCCGGTGGGGCGTGCGCAGGTCCGCTTCCCGGTCCTGTCCGCGCTGCCGACCGCGTACTTCGTCTCGGGCGACACCGGCCTGAAGCAGACCACTGAGGTCAACTGGACGAACAAGTACCTGAACATCGAGGAAATCGCGGCGATCATGCCGGTCCCGGACAACGTCCTGGCCGACGTGGATGCCAACGTCTGGGACGAGGCGATGCCGCTCCTGACGGAGGCGTTCGGCCGCACCCTGGACGCCGCGGTGTTCTTCGGAACCAACGCGCCGTCCTCGTGGCCGACGAACATCGCTTCCGCGGCGACCGCCGCCGCCAACAATGTCACCGCCAACTCGGCGGCGACTGCGGGCGCGTTCTACGGCGACATCGACAACGCCTACGGACTGGTCGAGGCCGACGGCTACGAGGTGACCGGCTTCGTCGGCGCCACCTCGGTCAAGTCCAAGCTGCGCAAGGCCCGCGACAGCCAGGGCCGCAAGCTCGACGAGACCCGCGTCGCGGGCAACCTGTCGTCCATCGACGGCATGCCCATCGTGTACCCGATGCGCGGCCTGTTCGGCACCACCACGGGTTCGCCGACTCTGTTCATGGGCGACTGGTCGCAGTTCGTCATCGGCGTCCGCCAGGACATCACGATGAAGATCCTGACCGAGGCGGTCATCCAGGACAACACCGGGGCCATCGTCTACAACCTGGCCCAGCAGGACATGACCGCGATCCGCCTCACGTTCCGGATCGGCTGGCAGGTCGCGAACACGATCAACAACGACCAGCCGACCGAGGCGTCCCGGTATCCGGTCGCCCGCATCGACCTGCCGTAACCGGCCCAGAACAGGAGCATCCCCATGGCAGACACCACGCCCCTTCAGCGGGTCCTGGAGCAGGACATGGCCCCCGTTGCGACGGCGGGCAACGACCTCGACAGTGTCGTCTCGCAGGCACCGTTCGACTGCACCGTCACCAAGGTGGAGTACATCCCGGTTGCCGCGATCACCGGCGCGAACACCAACACCCGGTCCGTCACCTTGTTCAACAAGGGGCAGGGCGGATCGGGCACCACCACCGTGGCCACCCTTCAGTTCGACTCCGGCGTGAACGCGTCCGCGAACGACGAGAAGGCCATCACCCTGTCCGGTACGGCCGCCAACCTGGTGCTCGCTGCCGGGGACACCCTGCTGTGGCGGTCCCTGCATGTCGGTACCGGAATCGCCGACCCGGGCGGTCTCGTCCGGGTCACCGTCACCAGGAACTGAGGAGTAGACCCATGGCAGAGCGCAAGACCGCCCAGCCGCCGCAGGATGCGGCGCAGAAGGAAGTCCAGAAGGCTGTCGACGAGGCCGAGGACAAGGGCTACCTCGGTGTCGAGGTCGACCCGACCCCCGACTCGCACTACACGGTGACGGGCGTACTGGAGGGCAAGCCGACCCCGGAGACGGACGCCGACCACGCGCGCGAGGTGCGGCAGAAGCTCGACGACGCCGCGCGCCAGCGCTGACCAAGGGAGGTCGCCGTGGCCTTTCCCCCGTTCGCTACGGCGGCCGAACTGGCCGCACAGGCGCAAGCACCAGTCGACCCGGCGGCAGCCGAACTGGCGCTGGCGTCCGCCTCGGCGGCGATCCGCCGATGGACACGGCAGACCATCACGCGCGTTGTCGATGACGCGGTGAAGCTGCGGGTCATCGACTGCAGCGAACTGGTGCTTCCGCAGCGGCCCGTGGTGTCGGTGTCCGAGGTGAAGGTCAACGCGCTGATCCTGAACGACTGGGTGCTTTCGGGGGACCGGCTGCTCCGCACGGGTGGCTGGCACCGGCTACCGGGCACGACCACGTACCCGGATCCGGGCCTGGTGCAGGTGACGTACACGCACGGCTGGGACGAGATCCCGGACGATGTGCGGGCCGTCTGCCTGGACTTGGCGTCGACGACGCTCTCGAATCCGTCGATGCTGCGGCAGGAGGGCATCGACGATTACACCCGCACGTTCGCCTCGGAAACGCTCGGGCTGGCGGGTCTGTCGGACGCCCACAAGGAGCTGTTGGGTGACTTCCGGCGTCGTGTCGGCACGGTGGGCCTGCGGTGAGCGGCCTCGATGCTGTCCTCGCCGCAGGGCGCAGGGCGGCCGAGGCCCGGATGCGGGACACGGTGCGCCTGTACACGCAAGCCGCGGACGTCTTCGACCGGACGGCCGGCACCACCACGCCTGGCGCCCAGACGCCCCTGTACGCGGGCAAGGCGCGGGTGAAGGCGATCGCCGCGTCGACTGGCGAGGAGAAGGATGCCGGCGAGCGTGAGGTTGTGCTGCGCGAGTACGAGGTGCAGTTGCCGTGGTCGACGCCGCTTCCGGGCGGGAGTCGGGTGCTGGCTGGCGCGCGGGTTGAGGTGACGGCGT